TGATTGGAAAGAAGGCTTTGGAAAAATTCCTCAAGAGTTCGTTAACTTTGAAGATTTTCTTGGCGAAAGTTGGAACTTAGATTCTTATATGGATCACGAAGAAATAGTTGAATTATTAACAAAACTTTCTCAAACAAACATTGGTGATGTTATTAATATTACGGATTTACCTTTGACTGGTGGAGAACGAAAATTAATTACAGCTACGAGGATAAAATGAGTAAAGACGATTACTTTATATTCCGAGCAACCAAACAACAAATCGTTCCTTTGATGGATTTTCATTATCTGTCAAAGGAAGCCATTACGTTCCGTAGTGGATTTAACGTTGGTTTGTTTTGTCAGGATAAATTAGTGGGAGCGTGTATCTTTACGGGCTTCCCTGTTCCAGAACTTGCAAAAGGGTGCTTTGGTTTGGAACGTAATGAACAGGACGGATTGTTTGAACTAAGCCGTTTTGTTTTGCACCCTCAACATCAACAAAAAGAACATAATCTTGCGAGTTGGTTTCTTGCAAGGTCAGTCAGGTTTTTGATACGTCAACAACCTGTGCGGGCGGTATTGTCTTATGCCGATACCGCCCACCATAATGGCACGTTATATAAAGCTTGTAATTTTGACTATTACGGCTTGTCCGATAAGAAGTCTGACTTCTGGTTTCGACAGAACGACGGGTCATTTAAAAAACATTCTCGCGGGACAACAAAAGGTCTTGATGGAGAATGGAGACCGCGAAGTCGAAAACATAGGTTCTTAAAAGTTTTCGATAAAAATTTAAAATGTCTTTGGAATAAGGAGGTGAATTGATGTTTTTTATAATGGATTGGATAGGACGATTTTTATATGGGGAGGATTACGACAAACTTTCTAAACGCCCAGTTAAAAGACCTCGACGTAGACGGAGGTAAAAAAATTAGAAAGCCCGCTTGACTGCGGGCTTTTTCTTTGATAGTTGTATGGGATATTGTTAATACTACGGAGGTAACAAATGAATAATAACATAGCATACATAACTGTAAGAATAGAACATCAGGGGGACATAGAGGATATATTATCTAATTGTGATTATGAATTTAATCACGATGATATTATAGATACTGAGATTGTAGGTAGTGACGTTATGGACATACAATGAAACATAAATACGAAGAAGAACTTGAAATACTGAAGGAACGTATTTGTCGAGACGTTCGTGAAAGTATTAAGGAGTTTTTAAATGCTGACCCAGAACAGGGAATGTATTACGAAGTCCCGTTGGAAAAACAATTTGCGGAAGCGTGTGAGGACATATCGGACCGTATTTTAAATATGGCGGATAACTTGCATTATAAAACAATGTTGAAAGTCATACCTAACTTTAGGAGGAAACAAGATGACAGATAAAGATATGTTTGAACGATTAGGAAAAACCCTTTACTTTTTAACTAAGGAAGCTGATATAAACGTTTATGATAGATGGAAAGAAATAGGCTTAACTGAAAAGTTTGCAGATTTTATTGTTACTACAAAAAATCAAATCGAAGCTGAGAAAGAAAAAAGTAGCGTTTTAGATGAAATTCACAAAAAAACATTAAGTGAGGCTTTTAGTAAAATTCATGGCAGTAATTGGAAAGACGCCTTTACTTGTGAAGTTCCAGAAAAAGATTTTAAACTTTACGATGATGCTTGTGTTTACCATACGGGGGCTATGCTACAGAAAGTTTCTGTTTGTGATGGAATAGTGCAATGCTATTGTGATGGTTACTACCATGCTATGGACGGTTAGACATAGAACTTTTAGAAATTTCTATTTGACTATGTATACGATTTTATGCGATAAGAAAGGACGGGACGATTCTCGTCCTTTTTTGCATTCAACTTACGGAGGTACAAAATGCACAATATTGAAAATGAAAACGGAACGTTAATGGGGCTTATGCAGAAGGTTAATGACCTTGCCCAGAGAAAAGAAGATTATCTTGCTGACACTCGGCAAGTTCAATTTACTGTTAGTGACGAAGGAAACGCGGGTATTGTATTAGAAGGCAACGGCGGTGTTCCTACTAAAGTATTTGAAGTTAATGATGTTGCGTCAGGTCAAATAGCAACTTCCGCAGGGCTAGACACTAGAACAGCCCGACGGTTGCAAAATGATTATCCTCAGGAATATTCTCAACTTATTAATAAAATCCATGAGAACGAACCAAAAAAGAAAATGTTTAGAACGCACAATTATAGTTCTTCTGATCTTGGTTCGCATACGTTTGGGAAGGACGGAACGGTCAGAGCCGTTGTATCCGATAAGTTTAAAACTTTTGATAATATCAATTTACTGCAATCTACTTTGCCACAGTTGATGGAATCTACTGCGGGATGGAGAGTTGTTAACGGGGACGTTACCGACAAAGCGTTATACCTTCAATTGCGTTCACAAAATATTGAGGGATCAGGAGCAAACGTGCGGGACGTTATGGCATCAGGTATTGGACTTTCTAATAGTGAAGTGGGTTTTGGATCAGTCGCGGTGTATCAAATGGTATGGACCTTGGCTTGTTTAAACGGTATGGAAACAACCAATAAAACTCGCAAAGCACATATTACTTCTGCACAGGGTGATTCTGATACTTGGGGCTTGTTAACTAATGAGGCAAAAGACGCAGATAACAAGGCGTTAGAATTGCAAGTTCGGGACCTTACTAAGGCGTATGCATCGCGTGAAATGTTCGACGAAGTAATTGAGAAAATGCGTAAAGCCTCAGAAAATACTATTAATGGCACGGCTCAAGAGGCTGTTGAAAATCTCGGTAAAGTTATTCAGTTGACCAAAAAAGAAACGTCAAACGTTTTAGACGGGTTAATGGCAACGATAGGACAGGCAGGCTATGCAGGCGAAAAAGTATCGCAGGCAACCATGGTTAACGCCGTTACCGCCGTTTCCCATATGTCGGATATAGACAACCGTTCCGACTGGCAACGGCGCGGATCACAAGTACTTGATCTTAGCCCTTCCGACTGGCAACGGGTTGCGTGTTGACTTACTCTTGAATAAATGCATACTAAAAGGCGCGGATAACACCGCGTCTTTTTTTTTAACTTTAACTACGGAGAAAACAATATGAAATTTATTATTCATAGAACAGCTAGACGAAAAACGGATGACTTGTTAATCAATGCAAAGAATGAAGAAGACGCGTTGAATCAAATGATTTCTATGGCAAATGAAGGGTTTTTTGGTGTTTGGAAATATAATACTGATCCATGGGTTGAAAAGGTTGAAAAATAAAAAGGTTATTTAAATGAATGACACCCTAACAACACAAAGGAGATTGATATGTTTTTTAAGAATGAATTAGCAATAGACCATGAACTTAGCTTAGACCACATAGCATATGCTTGGGCAAAAAATGAAGTAGACAACGGTATCTGTGTAACTGAAGAGCGTTTGGATTACGAGTATGAAATGGCATGGTCTTGTCTTGAAGATATGCTTTCCTTTGAGGGATTAGAAATAAGTAGAATAGGAGATTGATATGAAACCATATCATAACGAGGGGTTCTTCAAGGCAAC